CTAGAAGTTAACGAAGTGATTTGCAGCAAGTCTGCACGGTCTGTGCTTTCTTGGAGCGTAACTCCACTTCCGAAGGTTACACTTGTTGCTGTAACTGCACTCTCACCTTTTTGACCTTTGGCTCCAGTTCCTCCGGCTGCACCCGTAGCTCCTGTGGCTCCAGTTTGTCCCTTTTGACCCTTTTGACCAGTACTTCCGGCTGAACCCGTAGCGCCAGTAGCTCCAACCTCACCTTTTTGACCTTTGGCTCCGGTTCCTCCGGCTAAACCCGTAGCGCCAGTTTGACCCTTCTGTCCCTTAGCTCCAATTTCACCCTTTTGGCCCTTGATCCCACTATCGGAACCTACCCACTGACCAAGGTTGTTTACAATCTGGGTGCTGCCAGCATAGAGGCTTCCGCCAAAACGCATATGGCTTCCAGACTGGACGCCTTCTTCTGCTGTTAGGCTGTAGGTGTCTAGGTTCAGCATTTCGTTGCCGTGAACCGCATAACCAGACTTAGTGTTTTCAATTACAGGTGTTACCCCAGATGGAACACCATAGTCAGCGATGTCACCATGCTCGTAGATGTTGACTTCGTAGTTAGAGCTTGTTGTGACGTAAACCTGTAGGTATTTATAGCCGTAAGTGTTATCTGATGTTTGATACAATACCCGTGCGCCAGTGATACGGTTATTATTGCCACCTGCGTTTATTACAGTGAAGTTTGCATCCGCATAAGAGCGCATGAAGTCAATTCGGATGAAAGCATGATCGCCACTATCAGCGTCAGTAACGACAACCTCTCCGTGATGTCGGGAGCTAAGACTTGAGGCAACAGTCATCCAGCCCGGCCCAACAGTGGCGTTGTACTTACTTTGTCGGCGCATAAAGCGAGAGCTGTCGTAACCATCTAGCAAGCCAGCGTTGCCAGCCTCGTTACCCTTCTGGCCTTTAGCTCCAGTACTTCCATTTGCCCCTGTTGCCCCTGTTGTGCCAGTGGCTCCAGTTTGACCTTTTTGGCCTTTTTCACCCTTTTGACCTGCGGCTCCGGTTGCGCCCGTGGCCCCAGTAACTCCAATCTCGCCTTTTTGACCCTTTTGACCTTTTTGACCAGTTCCTCCGGCAGCTCCAACCTCACCTTTTTGACCTTTTTCACCTTTTTGACCAGTTCCTCCAGTGCCTCCGGTTTGTCCTATCTCGCCCTTTTGACCCTTGGCCCCTGTGCCGCCTGTGTTTCCGGTGGCTCCAATTTCACCTTTTTGTCCCTTTTGACCCTTGGCGCCAGTTACACCTGTATTGCCTGTGTTTCCGGTGGCTCCAATCTCGCCTTTTTGACCTTTCGCGCCATTAGTTCCATTAGAGCCAGCTTGTCCTTTTTCACCCTTTGCCCCAGTTAAACCAGTTGCACCAACTTCACCTTTTTGTCCCTTTTCCCCTTTGGCTCCGGTTGCGCCCGTTCCGCCAGTATTTCCGGTTTGTCCTTTCTGGCCTTTTTGACCCTGAGCCCCAGTTAAACCAGTTGCGCCAGTTTGACCCTTCTGGCCTTTAGCTCCACCATCCCCAGTTAAACCTGTGCCCCCAATTTCACCTTTCTGACCCTTGACACCCTGAATACCTTGAATGCCTTGAATGCCTTGTGAACCAACTTCACCTTTTTGACCCTTGGCTCCAACCTCACCTTTTTGACCCTTGGTTCCAATCTCTCCTTTTTGGCCTTTAGAGCCAGTGCCCCCGGTTGAGCCAACCTCACCCTTTTGGCCTTTTTGACCAGTATCTCCAGTTAAGCCTGTGGCTCCGTTTGATCCATTTGTGCCATCCGCCCCAGCTTGTCCTTTTTGACCCTTGGCACCAACAAGTCCTTGGACCCCAACTTCACCTTTTTGCCCTTTGGCTCCGTCATTCCCAGTTAATCCAGTTCCACCAGTTAAGCCCAGCTCACCCTTTTGACCCTTAGAGCCAACATCACCTTGAATACCTTGATCGCCAATTTCACCTTTTTGGCCCTTGGCCCCGGCAATTCCAGTTTGCCCCTTTTGGCCCTTAGCTCCGTTTAATCCATTTGTTCCAGCGGCTCCGACTTCGCCTTTTTGACCTTTAGCGCCGACAAGAGCTGCATCCGACACTGTGGCCTTGCGCCAAGAACTTTCACTAGCATCATAAACTGGAATTAAATCCGTTCCGGCAATTGATGTTTCAGTAGTAAAGCCAGTAAGGGCTGAACCTACATTTTCGCTATCGGTTACGTCAGCGTTACTCTCAATACCATCTAGCTTTGAGCCATCAACAGATACATCGCGCCCATCAATATTTCCAACATTTACAATATTACGGCTGTCATCAATTACTTCGGTGCCGTTGATTTTAATTGCCATCTTCGTGTTCCCACTATTAGCTAGAGAGTTTCATCTGTGAAAATATCATTCGCCGCTGCGAGAGTTCCAGTATCATCCAAGGTCATTTTGACCGCGCCGCTATGAGAGAAGGCCAGCTTGCCATTCTCATCTTCCGTAATGGTCCAATCCCCAATGGCTATTGAGCCAAATGAGTTTGAGCCAGTTGATGTCACATTTCCCGTAACATTGCCTATAACCGCCCCTGTGTGCGTCCCAGAGCTATTCCCAGTCAAATTGCCCGTGACATTTGCAATGACTGTATCTGCCTTCAGTGTTCCATATGAAAACGATGCGTGAGAAACATCTATCGCGCCCTCTGGCTCAAGGCTGTATTCGTCAAACAGTGTCCAATAATTAGAGGACACGTCATAGTAAAAGCCAATATGAGTATATCCAACGCCGCTTGTGCCAGTGTTTCGATTAGACGCTATTCCAGTATCTACATTAGAGGGTGATGCAGTGCCTACCCATTTATCATCTACATCGTGACCGCTGGTTGCATTGAACTTGACACTAATTCCGTCTTCAAGCGTTTGCTCTGCGCCCGTAATCGCAACCAACGTGGCTTCGGTGGTTGCGAAATTATCTGTAGACCACTTAAAAGTGTCATCATTCCCGTGAGAGCTATCTATTTGAACGTAGAAGGATTTATTGCTGGTGGTTCCGGTGTAATGGCCTTTGAATTCAAGGTCATCCAAGCCAGTGCCAGTGAAGGTTGGGCTAGTAATCGTGTCGCCGGAATTGAAGTAATTGAAAGAACCAGATAGGGCGATGTTGTTGCTGTTTGTAATTGTTTGAGTGCCGTTGACCGTCAAATCGCCATCAATAGTCACATCAGCATCAAAATGTGAGTTTTCAGAAACCCTAATTGTCTCAAAAGAGTGAGACCTGATTTGCACATAGATACACCCAGTTGATGCGTTGCTAATCAAGCAAATTCCAACATCAGTTGGATAATTTGGATATGTAGGGGCGGCTGTTTGCGTTCCGCCAGAAGCACCCGTGGCCACATGGACTTGATCGCCAACAGTAAGATGGGAAGTGTCTACATCGGCAACGAGGCCGCGAGTGGTAACATAACCGACTGATGAATTCTCAATATCGTGGGTTGCAATTCCTACGGCCTGAGATTGTTCAAATGTGCCATCCGCTCTGGCAAGAGCGATTGTGGGTGTTGAGCCGCTTTCACCAGTCAAATAAACAGGTTTGCCATTTGCAATGGTTGATCCTGTGTCATTATAAACCCGGATATATTCTTCTTGACCAATCTGAAGGGTGATGTCGCCTTCTTCGTTATAGAAACCAAGAGCGCCAAACGCCTTATCATAGAACAAGCGGCCCTCTGCGTAACTTGGCTTTGTCGCAACGGTTGTATTTAAATCAAGATGAGTGCCAAACTCTAAGCCCGTCACATATCCATTATCATCCATCATATTGGTTTTTGATGCTGGCTGTGAGCAGAATATTAACTTTTCTCCACTGGACCAGCTAACCGCAGCATCACTATTTGAGGATGATATGATGCTATCTCTGGATAAAGTAGTCCCAGAGCTTGTATATGTGCCGACACCAACTTCCCAATCAGTTCCATCGGTGGCGGCATAATATGTGGTGTTTCCATTGCCAATGGCCGCGAATGTTTGAAAGCCATCTTCGGCTCCAGATAAAGTATATGATCCAGAACCAGTGGTGGTGGAACTTTCTTTAACGCGATCTTTTACAACAAAAGCCATGATCGGAAACTCCTAGTCAAATTTAAGCAGGATCAGGAATACCAATGTCAAAAGAAGCTAAGGTAAACGTGTTTCCGTTAGTAACCGACTGAGAGGCTGTGAGGGCTGCTGTGGCAAGTAAACGTGAATTTGTTGTGTCAACAATCGCATAATGCGTTGCGGTGCCTGTGTCAGTGATAGAGCCGTCTGAGATAGCAGCAACAGTTACCTTTCGACCCCCGCCAACACGATCACCCGAAGCGCCTATTGATAGGCTTGTTGAATTTCCCAAAGCATAAGTGGAGTTTGCTTCGGTAAATGTAGTTGCCTCTTGAGATGTAACCAAAATTTTATTTGCTTCGCTATCGAGCACTGAAAGGCCATTATCAAAGACCCGATCCCCTAATGTTGCCATGATGGCCTCCTGTTAGATGTTGCATATGCGCTTTTACATTACACGATATTTGCCTATTGTGCCAGTCACATACTTACCGGGCAAATAACTGGTTTAATATGGCTGGTGCCAAGGATATAGGTGTCATTATAAATTGCCTTATGCTGAAGGTGCGACAGGCCACGTTACATTGCGAGGAAAACCTGATTGGTCTGTGATGTCCAAAAGGTCTCTTCGGTACTGTGTCCACTCAGTTTGTTTATCTGAAGATAGGTCTGCCCAGCGCAGAGAATTAGAGACAAGACTATCTACCTTAGATGCAAGTAGGAAGTCACGCTCTGCACGAACCTCTGTAGCTTTCCATTCATCATACACAGCATCAGAGGGTGCCACCCAAGCTCCACCTTCGTAAGTGTGCAAGTGAGATGGACGTTTCGTTACTTCAACAGTTCCAACTGGGTACGCAGCAGTAATCTCATCCGAAGGGTCTGATAAGGTTTCCCAGTAATCTCCATTAAGATTTATAAAGTATTTAGACATTTTAACTCCTATGATAGCATTGAGGCGCGGCGATTGGTACTGCCAGTTGTTTGATAATAATGTGTATCAGGGACAATAAAATAACCATTATCATATGTCCCGCTATCACCGTCAACCCCACCAACCTGAACGCCGCCACTAGCAGTTGTGCTGACAAAAGCCGAACCACCGCCAGTAAATAACTGATAATAAATTGCAATGGCACGACCTGATGTGTTTTGATACCAGGTATTTGTAGTCAAAGTTGTGGTAGCGTAAGATTGGTTTTCTCCAAGTGTTTCTGCCACTAAGCTATCTATAGCAGCCTTAACCTTAGCTGGGGACACAAGACTTTCAGTAGTTCCCATACCAGTCTCCCAAGTAAGTGTTGTTTGATCCCCAAGAATACCAACTTCAGTTCCAGAGGTTGTGACCACCTTAGTGTTGTCTAGTATCTCAAATTTGTTGGTTGACTGGTTGATATAAGCTACGTTGATCCAAGAAAGGTTATCCTCATCTCTGATCTTTAGAAGGTTTGTGTCAGTTTCATACCACCACATATTAGCATATGTC